ATGGTGATTTGCGTTTAACAGCGGGTCACTAAGATAACTGTACCCGTCCCGCCTCTCTACGATGCGCCTCTGGATGGGTCTTTATACGGTTAGGGTCACTGCATTAAAAAACGAGGATATTCGCGGTATATAAGTTTTGCTTCAGTGTGTTGTACACTCTAATCCTTTCATTACCACCCTGTAACGTGTTGCAGGCTCAGAGGTCGCTAAGGTAATAACCTGGCGGCTTTTGCTTTTTCAACTAACAGCTTAATCAAAAGGAATGCTAAACATGATTTCAGAACAAGAAATTGAATCTGAAATTCAGGAAAAGAACCTAAGCGCACCGCGCCTGTCCCCAAATCAGATCGATGCAGCGATCAAGAAAGAGCAGTATCATGTTTTCGAGGGCTCACAGCTTACTGTTTGCTGTTTGACGCTACAGAACGGGTTTACTGTTATTGGTGAGAGCGCATGTGTCTCACCGGAGAACTTTGATGCTGATATCGGAAAAAAAGTTGCATTCGGTAAAGCTCGTGACAAAATCTGGGCTTTTGAGGGGTACGCATTAAAACAGAAAATCTTTGAAGGTCGAGCTAGTTCAACGGTGTAAGCAGCTAAGAGGGTAACTTCATGATGTATGTACCGAGATATTACGAGATGAAGCGATATCCAGGCGAGAATGCTTATGCACCATCAAAACTAATATCTGGGTCAGTTGGCCAATTATCTAAACCAGTATCAGCACAAGACCTCATAGAAGAGGCAAAAAAAGCACGAGAGCTAGATGAGCGACAAAAAGCTTGAAGGCATAGTTACTGAGACAGTTCATGATGTATTGATAGCTCGCAATAATCTAATGCTTGAAGCTGTCATAGCCGCATACATGGATACAAGTACACCAGAAGAAACAGCAGAAATTTTAGAAGAACACGCAAGGCAGTTAAGAGAACATGGCTGATAAGCTAACACCAAAGCAATGGGCATTTGCTCAAAAGTATGTTGAATGTAGTAACGCTTCGGAAGCTTATAGATTTGCTTATGATGTAGGTGAAGGGGCAAAGCCTGAAACTATTTGGAAAGAAGCATATTTGGTCCTCTGCAACCCCAAGGTTGCCGCTATGGTGGGAAAGCTGCAACAAGAACACCGCGAAAGACACGCCGTAACCGTTGATAGCCTCACTCAAGAGCTTGAAGAAGCAAGAATGGTTGCAACAGCCGAAGGGCAAGGCGCGGCCATGACAAGCGCTACAATGGGCAAGGCTAAACTTCATGGTCTACTCGTTGATAAGAATGAAATCAAAGCTGATCTTAACGTACAAGTCTCAAAGATAGAGCATACAATCATTGACCCGAACGCTACAGATACCGACCGCTAGAGTATTCCAGCCATTATTGCAGCCTTCACGATATAAGGGCGCACACGGGGGTAGGGGATCTGGCAAGTCGCATTTCTTTGCTGAGAACTTGATTAAAGACCATATGCTTCATAGCGGTTTAAGGTCTGTTTGTATTCGTGAACATCAAAAGTCATTGAAGGAATCGGCTAAGAAGCTCATTGAAGATAAGCTTGCTAAGTTTGGACTTGGCGAGGCTGACGGGTTTAAGGTCTTCAAAGAGGTTATTGAAACGCCTGGTGATGGTTTAATCATTTTCCAAGGCATGAAAGATCACACAGCGGAAAGTATCAAATCTCTTGAGGGTTTTGGCCGTGCATGGGTTGAAGAAGCCCAGACGCTTTCAAAGCAATCATTAAAGCTGTTGCGTCCTACTATTCGTGCTGAAGGTTCAGAACTTTGGTTCTCATGGAACCCTAGACGCGAAGAAGATCCAGTAGATAAGCTGCTTCGATCAGATGAAACGCCAACAGATGCAATTGTTGTAAAGGCTGATTATTCAGATAATCCTTGGCTTCCAAAAGAATTGGAACAAGAGCGCTTAGATTGTATGCGCACCGATCCAGACCAATATTCACATATCTGGGAAGGCGATTATGTCAGTGTTATCGAGGGTGCATATTACGCCGATCAGTTAAGGGAAGCAGAACGGCAAGGCCGCATTGGTCGTGTTGCTCGTGACCCGCATATGCAGATAAGAGCAGTCTGGGACATCGGCGTTTCGGATTCAATGACAATCTGGATTGCTCAATACATCGGTCGTGAAATTAGGGTGCTTGATTATTGCGAGGGGCAAGGTCAACCGCTTGGATATTATTTAAACTGGCTTCGTTCCAATGGGTATCAAGATGCTTTGTGTGTCTTGCCTCATGATGGCGCAAAGCGTGACGCTGTATCAGCGGTTAAGTTCTCGGACCACATACAAGAGGCTGGTTTCGAGACAAAGACAATACCGAACCAAGGCAAGGGTGCTGCAATGAAGCGTGTGGAAGCATCACGCAAGCGGTTCCCTATGATCTGGTTTAATAAAGACACAACGGAAGCAGGGCGCAAGGCTCTGGGCTGGTATCATGCAAAACTTGATGAAGCGCGTGGTGCTGATTTAGGGCCAGAACATGATTGGTCTTCACATGGGGCCGATAGCTTTGGATTGCTTTGTGTGGACTATGAAGAACCAGGCGGCGTTCTGGATTTCGAATATGAAGAAACTGATTGGGTAGTTTAATGACAGCAAAACAAAAATCAGACGATGAGATTAAAAACCTTATCGCGGCTGAATTGCGTCAAGCGATCAACTACGACAATTCCGAAAATGCCTCTCGTCGTGAAAAGGCTATTAACTTCTTTCATGGTGACTTGGCCGAATACGTGCCAGTTAAAAAGGGCCGTTCGTCTGTAACCTCAAAAGATACATCTGACACGATTGGTTGGATGAAGCCATCTATCATGCGCACATTCATGGCTTCTGGCCGTTTCTGTGACTATGAGGCTAACACGCAAGACTATGAGCAATTTGCGGAACAAGCGGGCGATTATCACCATAACGAGTTCATGAAAGAAAATGACGGTTATGGCATTCTTTCGGATGCTACGGATGATTGTTTGTTGCATGGTGACGCGATTGTCAAAACTTATTGGGATGATTCCGAGCAGTTTGATACGACTATTCATTCTGGCCTTACGGAAGAGCAACTAACGCTTATTATGCAAGATAAAAGCGTTGAGATACTTGCCTCAAGCATTGACGATGAAACGGGCCTGATCGACGCTAAGATTAAGCGCATTAAATCTAAGGGCCGTTTGGTTTTTGACGTTGTTGAGCGTGAGAACTTTGGCATTAACGAGCAAGCCGATACAATCGATGAAGCCCGCATTACATATCATCGTCGAGAAATGACACGCTCTGACTTGATTGAAATGGGCTTCAAGAAAGAAAAGATTAAAGAGCTTGCAAGTGATATGGTCCCAGACTGGCACTTGGAAGAACACGCACGAGAACAAGACCGACAAACGGGCTTGCAAGACAGCACAAACGATAAGTCAATGCAGCTTATCGAGGTATATGAATGCTATCTTAAAACCGATGTTGATGGTGATGGTGTAGCGGAGATGATCCGCGCTTATTATGCCGGTAACTATGCAGGCGGTAAATTGTTAGAATGGGAAATCTGGGAAGATGATAATCCGTTCACAGCTATTCAATGTTACCCCGTTGCACATAGATTTGAGAGCAATTCTGTTTCTGACGAGACAATGGACATCCAGGTTATTCAAACAACGCTTTGGCGACAGATGCTTGATAACATGTATGCGCATAATAATCCGCGCCCTGAAGTGGAAAAAGGCTCGGTAATTAATTCGGAATCTCTGACCGCGCCTAAATTCGGTCAGCCAATTCTAAAAAAGCAGGGCAGCGCACCGATTAACTGGCAAACAACGCCTTTCATTGGTGATAAAGCGCTAATGGCTATGGAATATTCATCAAGCGTCATTGAAAAGCGCACAGGTGTATCACGTTCAACAATGGCCTTGGACCCTGAAGCATTGCAAAACCAAACAGCAACAGCGGTGCAGGCGGGCAAAGATAGCTCGTATTCTAAAATTGAGCTGATCGCCCGTAATATGGCTGAAGGCTGGAAGCAAGTATTCGAAAAAGCGCTTAAAATCACAGTACGCCATCAAGACCGAGCAAAGACCATTAAAATACGTGGTAATTGGACCGAGATTGACCCGACATGCTTTGATCCTGAGATGAAGGTGGAAATCAACGTTGGACTAGGAACTGGTTCTCGTGACCGCGATATGGCGATGCTAAACAATGTTGCACTAACACAACGTGAATTGATGCAAGGTTTCTTAGGTATGGGCTTGAAAGGTCCAGCGCTTGAGATGTTCCCGAAAATCATCAAGACATTTACTAAGATTGGTGAAAGCGCGGGTATTCGCAACGCTGATGATTATTACCCTGCAACAGATGAGCAATCTATGCAAAAAATCATGGCAGAAGTGCAGCAAATGTCGCAGCAGCCATCGCCTGAACAAATGAAAATGCAGGCTGAAATGCAGATGAAGGATAAAGAGCTTCAAATGCAAATCCAAATGAAACAAATGGATGCGCAAGTGCAAGCCAATAAAGAACGCGCACAAGCGGAAGCTGATGTGTTGGTTGATGAGAAACGTTTGCAAAGCAATATGATGATTGAAGAGCAAAAGCTCAATTATCAAACCCAATCGGATCTAACAGACGCACAGCTTAAAGAAATGGAAATCCAGTCTAAACGTGAAATTGATTTAGCCGAAATTGAAACAAAAATAAAAATTGAGATGGCTAAGCTTAGCGCTCAAAACTCAGGCGACGAAAACGTTTCTAATGGAAACGAGAGTGCAATGCTAGCGGAGCTTTTACAGACAATCCAAGCGCAGATGGTAGCCCCAAGGCGTTTAATAAAAGATGAAAACGGCGATATAATCGGCGCGGAGACTATACTATAATGGCTCTTATTACTGACCCTGATGATCTAAACCAATCAACCGAAATAACGATTGATACATCCGCTAAAACAATTGCGCTTTCGGTTGCCGGCAACTTGTCAGACGATGGTGTTACGGGCCAAGCTCTTTATTCATTCTTAAAAGAAGAGTGGAAAAATGATGCTACGTTAATTCCATATCCGTTTCCTATGGTTTCAATTACGCCAGAACAA